CGCATGCCGACCCTCCAGGCCCTGGTCCTGTCGCTGACGCCCGGCATCTTGATCTTCTCGACCTTGGTACCCAAGTCACCGGGCCAACGGCACTCGACCGTCTCCCACGCCCAGGTGGTGCGAGAGAAGAACTCCACATCCACCCCGTCGAAGTCGTTGATCGACGGCATGGCGCCGCTGATCTTCAGCATCTTGGTCATGTTCTGTGGTGAGTAGGTCTGCGTCTTTGGGCCGTAGCTCACATCGAACGCAGCGCGGGCACTGTCACGAACCGGGCGCAGCAGGCCCCGGAAAGTCACAAGTTCCGCGAAGCCGCAGGCCAGAGCGTTGTTCACCATGTCCTTGACAGTGATCGTCGAATCCAACGTCTCATCGTAGGTGTCGCCCCTGGCCACGCATAGATTATGGAATGCATGCCACTCCGGAAGATCGAGGTCGTCATTGGTGTAGCCTCGCTGCTTCAGCTGGTGGATGCACCATGGGGCGATATCCCGTGTCGGGCCCTTGCTTGCGTCCATCAATGGGATAATGCAGGTGGCCTCCACATTGACCTGGCTTTCAGACTGGGCTGATAACCTATCCCCTCCCCTGATGTTGCAAGTCATCACAGTCAGGCCGGGATAGCTTGTTGGAGAGTTCAGCATGCGCCCACGCAGGTCTGTCCAAGTAGCGTCATCCCGGGCTTCATCGTTGATTCTGCCAGGACGATCTTTGTACAGCTTCCGCACGCGAGCCTCGGGCCTCATGGCATAGGGAAGAAAAATCCGCTCGGTGAAGCCTTGGGCATCGAGCGATCCGCCAAATTTCTCAAGCTCAATAACCGTCCAGTCCCCTGCAACATCCATGTCGCGGTACTCGAACACGTAGTAGGTCGGGATCTCGTAAATCTGCCCTTCCCGGCCGATACCCGCCAGGCCATTGGCGTAGGTGACCGTCCATTCCAGCTCGGTCACCTTCTCGTTTTCAGGGCAGCAGGCGAACGGGCCGCGGTACCCGCCCTGCAGGTTCGAGGCGTCCAGCGTGATCAGGCCATTGACCGTCTGCATGTTGTTGAAGCCAGGCCAGCCTGCATCGGTCGAGCCCGACGAGGTAAGCCGGTCCACCTCGATGAGGCTGGTGCTGAATGCGGTGATCCGGTACCGCAGGCCGCGCGGGCCGATGGTAGCCAGGCCCTGACCCAGCGCAAGCCCAACCACAGGCGACCCGCCGTCATAGTCCAGCGTCATTTCCGCTGGCTGCTCGGGAATGGCGCTGGTCGTTGCCGTCCCGGTTGACCCTGCGGGCGAAGAGCCAAGGATGGTCGATGCGCCGGTGGACGTGATGGCCTGGCCGGCGAACGGCGTTAGCTCAACGAACCGTACCATACCGCTGCTCTGCTGCGCCTGGAATGGCGTCCCGCTGAGCTGGGTATTCAGTGCAGATACCAGGCCCGCGAGATCGGTTATGGCGGTGTTCAGCGTCACTGGGTAGGTGGACGCGCCCCGTACCAAGCTAAAGCTCAGCGGCGTGACGTCGAAGTCATACCGGCTCGGTGCGGCTGAGCCAGTGAGCGTAGAAGCGGTTCCAGGGTTGGCCGGCACTGCTGGAATGTATGGTGTGTAGCTGTGCACCACATACAGGCCCGCATTCGCCCCGGCCACCTCGATGAGCATGCCCGCCGTTGGGTTCAGCATTTCCAGCGGGCCACGGATGATGTCGCGCCCGGCTCCACCGTCGATCACCGTGTAGGTGTAAGGCGCAAGCACACGGACGATGATGCCGTTCGACCAGTCGGCCGGGAACTGGCCTGAGCCGGCCGGCACGCTGATGGTGTCGCCAACGAACTGGTAGGCGGAGGCCGTGGCCGAACGGGTTAGCTCGGTAGCCATCGTCAGCTCCAGGCCGGCCGAACCGCTCGAGCTTGCCCCCACCTCTGGCACATTGAACCAGTTGATGTGGGCCGGATCTGCCGAAAGGTCAGCGCCTGGCGGGTAGATCGTGAACGAAGCGTCGGCGCCCAAGGAAATCAACGGGGTTTCGCCCACCTTCACCTTGGTCAATGGAACTTCGTATTCGCCCTCACCGATGTACAGCAGCATTTCAACGCGCTGGTCACGCGGCGCTACGTGATATCGGCGCGGCTGGGTCAGATACGACGGGTAGACCCGCTGGTGGCCGGCGATCTGGCGTACCGGCTCGCCGAGCTTGACCTTGTTGCCCTTGGCGCTGGCTTCGGTCAGGGGGTCACCCTGCTGGGTGCCGGCGCTGGATGGCATGCCGGGCATCTTGGGCATGATCGACTTCAGCACTGCCTTGGCGCCCTTGAACAGGGCAAAGGTGATGGAGAATGGATCGGTGCCCTTGGGCTCGCGGTAGATCTGCAGCAGGTCAGCGGGCTTGAACTTCACCTTGTGCCACAGGTGCTGCTCGATCACCTCGTCATTGAGCACTACGCTTATAGGCGGGCTTTCCCGGCGTTCGTACGACGGAGCGAGCGACTTCAGCCACTCCTCGATCGACATGCGGCGGTCGGTCTTCCAGGTGCCCAGCGGAGCCGTGTTGCTCAGCTTATTCGGGTAAAATTCGATCATCGGTAATACACCACCCTTGGGTGAGCGGCTTCGAACTCGCCTGTCGTCCGGAGGCATGCGCCGCCGGGGTTTGTGTCCAGCACCTTCAGGCGCCCTTCGCTTTCCACCACCACGCCCACATGCAGGCACAGCGCTCCGCGGAACACGGCAGCAATGGCGCCGGGCTCCGGCGAGCATTCCTCCATACCCTGGCGCAGGTCGTGATAGGCCTCGGTGTTGGCCCTGAGCTTGTTCTTGCCCACGGCACCCAGGCTGGGCAAAAGCGGCAGTCCGAACACCTCGTGACGCACGGCGATGCACAGCCCCCAGCAATCGAAGGCAATAGGCCCCCGTGCACCCTCGCGATACGGGGCGCGCATGAATTTATCGATCATGGTCAGATGTACTTCAGGCCAGGTGCCAGGGAGGTGGTCAGGACGGTGCGCAGACCGTTGGTGTTGAGCAGGTCGAAGAAGCCGGCGGTCAGCTTGGCTACGTCGTCTTCATACTCCCGGCTCAGCAGCGTCATGCGGTACCGCTCTTGCGGGAAAGACAGGTCTTCGGCCAGGTATCGGCGGAAGGTGATGATGAATCGGTCGCCGGCTGCCTTCGCCTCCTCCACGACCTCTTGCACCTCCCCGGTCACGTTGTCCAGGCCGAGGACCAGGTTCTGGAACGCGCTGTTGTCGTTCTTCGGCAAGGCCAGGTCCATGGCCATGGCCACAAACGTCAGCGTTCGACCGTCCTCGGTGGTGCACACCCGGTCTTCCCAGCCAGAGCAATACAGATGGGAGACAGTGCCGCCCTCCTTCCTGGCTTCGATGGTGTCCACCAGTTCGCCCCTGCCAGAGGCATAGCACTCCTCGATTAGGCTCATGGCTGGGGCCACTCCCTGTTGATCGCCAGGTCAATTATGCTTTTTCCAAACCAAAGATCTGGGAACTGCTCCCAACCATCAGGTATCAATGGCCGCTGGCGTAATTCGACCTGCGCCGTGTATCGCCACCTACTCACTTGCACCAAATCAGGCCCCTGATAGATTCCCTTAAAGTGAGCTTGATAGGTTGTGAATCCTGCTGGCGTCTGGAGCTGTATTTCGAACCATTCAAGACCGTTGTTCAGAGTTCTGGCGTACCAGGCCTCAAAGAACCCAGCCTCCGCCTCGCTGAAGTTAAAGTTGAACCTGACGTCAGTGGGGACGTATTTATGTCGCACTCTATACCGTGTGCGACCGGTCACCATCTGCGTCGCGCGCATCGGGTCTACGGTGCTCAGGCCGTAGCCTTCCTGTAGCGGAAGAGGCAGCTCTGCCGGGTATTGAATCATTGCCATTCCTCATTAGGAGCCAGAACGCCGCCAGCCGTAAGCACCCTCGCCCGCATCCACCACACTACCGACGCCAGAAGCGAGCTGCTGGGCAACCTCATCAACAGCAGCTTTGATGATGATGTCCGTGTCTCCATTCGGCCGCTGGCGTGTCTCCACCTGGCTGTTGGTGTAGTTGTGGACGTAGATGTTTTGCTGGATTCCAGCCGCGCTGGCGGTTCCGGACTGAGAGCCCCCGGTCACGCGCGCCGACGTGATAGGCGTGACATTGCCAGTTCGCAGCGCCTCCACAGCCGACACGCCACCGAAGCGGCGAATGTCAGCCTGCGACCACACCACCTCACCCTTGTGCACCACACCAGCTGGCTCGTACTTGCCACCAGGCCCGGTGTAGCCGCCCTCAGCAAACCCGCCGCTGATTCCACGGATCAGGGCATAGGCTGCAATCAGCGCAGTACCACCGACCACAGCCGCAGCACCGAAGGAACCGATCGATGCGACCAGTGCCGCCGGCGCCCAAGAGGCCAGGGTCTCCACAGCCGCAGAAACGTTCGCCGCCAGGGTGGTAGCGATCGTGGACAGGGTGGACGCCTCGGCGATGCCGTCTGCCGCAACCTTCGCGGCAGCCTTCTCGCCTTCGGCTACCACCACGGCGCCCTTTTCCGTCTCGATGCCGGCGAGTTTCAGCGCCTGCATGACCAAGAATCGGGCTGTGATGTCGGCGAACGCTGTCAGCATCGAGTTGGCGATGGTGCCCGCCAGGTTGCCGAAGGCATCGCCAAGGCTTTCCGTGCCTTTGATGATCCCCTGGATACTGCTGGAGATCGACGAGGTGGTGTCGCCAAGGATCGACTCGGTAGCCGCCCGGGCCTGCTCGTTGTAGTTGGTGGCGATGTCGACATAGTTCTGCCACGACTCCGACACACCGGTGAGCCACTGCGACCGCATTGCATCTTGAGCGGTGTAGTAGTTCTGCTGATCGACCATGCGCGTTGCCAGGGCCGCTCGCAGCGCCTCGGTCTCACCCTTGTAGAGGTCCGAATCCTCGGACGTGGGGTTCTTGATCTTGTTGTAGTCGTAGGTCAGCTTCTCCAGCTTCCGCTGATAGTCCTGTTGGATTTTCAGGTCATCCTGGAGGCGCTTACGTGCTCGGTCGCTCTGACCCGCTCCGGCTAACTCGGTCGCCAGGCCCTGGCGAGCAAGGTCTGTTTCCGACTTCAAGCTCTCCGTGAAGGCATTAAGCTTGGCTTCGTTCTCTAGCCTGACCGTTGTGAGCTCGTTCTCCTTCTCAAGGGCAGCATTCCGCTTCAGTTGGGCGGTTATCAGCTCCTGGCTTGCCAGCAGTGACTTTTGATCAGCTGTCAGCGTTTTCTTGCCCTTGATGTCGGCGAGTTCTTGCTCCCACTTGATGAGTTCTCTGGCTGCAGCGCCAAGCTTGCTCGACTCGCCTGCCTGGGCGGTGATCAGTGACTTCTGCTCTACGAGAACGGCGTACTGCTTGCGCGCATCGTCGAGCGCCTTGTTGCCAGCGCTTTCGGTGTACGCTTTGTTGGAGTCGCGGATGGCTTTTGCAGCATCCTTGTTTGCCTGCTCCTGGGCTTTCTTCGCGCTCGCGGCCGAGAGGATTGCGACCTTGTCGGCCTCGGTCAGATCGGCGTGCTCAGCGATGTAACGGTTGGCTTCCTTTACCGCGTCGTTGTTGTCCTGGAGCTTGGCCAGTTGCTTCTGAATGCCTTCCAGGTACGTTTTCCCTGCCGCGGTAAGGCCGGAAACAGCTGTAGTCGTACTACCTACAACCTCGGGAGTCTTAGCGTACTCGGCGTTCAAGGCAGCAATCCGTTTTTCTGATTCCTTCTTGATTTCGTTCTGAGTCGACCAAGTTTCACCAGCCTTTTTCAGGTCGTTGACAAGGCTCTCCGGCACCCCTGGAATCTTTGCCACATCCTCAAGTATTGGGACAATGGACTCACCGCTTTTGGCTGCCTCCTCAATCCGATCACTGAGATTTTTGAAAGCCTTTGCCCGATCAATGACCGCCTGGTTGCTCGATCCAGCTATCCGAGCCGGAAGCGATAGCGAGTCAGAACCAAGCACGCCCCTCTTCAGGGTGGCCTGAAGGGAATCAAGCTCAGATCTGGCAGCCTTGACCGCTTCTGCCTGAGCCTCGCCCCAACGCACCAGGGCGCCAGCCCGTTGCTCCTGGGTCATGGCCTTGAAGCGAGCAATCACTTCATCCATTGGCCCTTTCAGCTGCTCAAGACCTTCCTTTGCCTTGTCGCTACTGCTGCGGAAATCAACGAACGACGCAGCAACGGCGCCCGTTATGAACAGAAGCCCCAGAGGCCCGCCCATCATGCTAAGCAAGCCAGATCCAGCAGCGGTAAGCCCTGTCAGAGCTCTGGAAGTAAGGCTCGCTGCCTCTGCAGCCTTTGTCGAAGCCACGGTTGCCGCATTCACTACGGCAGTCGTCTCTCCGTATGCCAGGACTGCTGCCGTTCTAGCAGCATAAGCAGCCTCAATCTGCGCAGAGGAAGCAACTGTCGTTGCAGCCAGGGCCCGCTCAGCAGTAGCAACCTGAGCAGTTATTGCGGCGTGCGCCTGGCTCAGTTCAGCAAGGCGAGCAACCGAAGCTGCACGGCCCTTCTCAGATATCTGGGCGCGAAGCCTTTGAGCCTCAAGCTCTCGCTCAGCAACCAGAGAGGCCTGTACCGCAGTTATTCGATTGAGTTCAGCGCCGAGAGCTTCGCGCTCGGCAACCACCTGGCGCTGAGCCGAGGCGATTTGAGCATTCGCCCTGTCCACTGAAGCCTTGGCATCTGCTTGCTTCGCTTGGGCAGCCTCAAGATCCAGCTTGGCAGAGAGCGCAGTCTCTTTGTTTGCCACCCTGGTCGAGTTGGCGGCATAAACAGCCTCCGCCCCCTGCTGAGCAAAGCCACCAGCAACCCTGGCAAGGGCGGCGTAAAGGCCCGTCATCATCATCTGCTCAAGCGCAGAGGAGTTTTCCTGTACAGAGGCAAGCGCCTTCGGGAGGCCGCCATCGATAGCACTCGAAAGGGCCAGGATCTGCTTGGCGAATGCGCCGGTTGTTCCAATCGCCTGATCGAGCTCGCCCACGAATCCAGTGAACGAGTTTCCTACTGCAACCAGGCTGCTTCCGATGGTGGGAGCTATCTTCGCGAACTGGTCATCTACGGCCTTCGCTTGGGCTTGAAGCGCCTTTACCACAGCGTCAGCAGTCAGCGCCCCTTCCGCCCCTAGGCTTCTCAGCTCACCAACTGTCTTGCCCATTCCCTTAGCGATAGCCTGGGCAAGCGCTGGAGCCTGCTCCAAGACACTATTCAGTTCTTCACCGCGAAGCGTGCCCGATGCGAATGCCTGGCCAAGCTGGACGAGAGCGGCATCGGCGGCTTGAGCCGAAGTACCAGAGATTGCGAGGGTTTTGCTGATCGTTCCAACAATACCCGCAACACCTTTGCCGGTCAGGCTCAGCTCGGCCTGGTTGGTCGCAATTCTCTGAAATAATTCGGCTGTTGCGCTCAACGGCTGCCGCGCTTCTTGGGCAATAGCGAATATGGACTTCTGCGCCTCCGCCAACTGCGCAGACCCATCGGTGACCAGACGGAGCCGGTTGGTCAGAGTGCTGAACGCCTCAGACGCATCATAAAACGCCTTCACGCTGAAGGCTGCCGCAAGCGGTCCGGCCAGCCCGGATGCAGCCGAGGCAAGCGACTTCACTTGGCGCTCCAGGCTCTGCATCTGGACTGCGGAAGATTGAGCATCCTTCCCGGCACCAGATATTGCGCCAGCCGCTCTACCCATCGACGGAGCAGTTCGAAGCCCGGCGTTGTTCAGGCCTTCAAGAGCTCTACGCATATCTGCAGCCTTTTGTTCTGCGCTACGGGCGTCAAGCTCAATGACTAAGCGAGAGGTCAGGGCCATATTTTCTCCGGGCACAAAAAAACCCGCTCGGGGCGGGTTTCTGTTCATTTAGTTAGAAAGGCCTACATCTTTCTTGCAGGAACCTGTTTTCCGCAACATGGGCAATACAAGCTCCCAATTGGGACATCCCCTTCGCAGCTAGGGCAAAGCTTGGTTCGCACGGCCTTATTGGCCGCCTTTTCATTGATTGGCGCTTCAACTGGTGCAGAGTCCATTCTCTCTCGATGAGCGCGATTCACCTCAGCAATCTGCAGGTCGATGGCTCTAACTCTTGTCTTTCCCCGCAATTTCTCAATCGCAAGCACCACTATCGTGCCAACGATAACTACCACACCCACGGTAATGGCACCTATGACAACCCATGCGCCGTAAAGGGCCGCCAGCGTCACGATCACACCTACCAGCCAAGGGGCGATCAAAATCGCGATGAGTATTAGGACAAGAAGAATCGCAAGCTGCATCAGGCTACCTCCGTGTTAGTACGCGGCAATTTAACACTAGAGACAAAAAGCACCAACGCGATTGCAGATTCATGAGAAAAGGAAAAGGCACCCGAAGGTGCCCTCTCGATGCCGTTTACGGCCCATACCTAGCCACACCGAAGCGTGCCTAACCATGCCCAGCCAAGCCAAATCCTGGCCCGCCTAGCCGCTGATGGCTCACGCCACCGCAATGCCACCTCAAGGAAGTGGCATTACGCTGTTTTCAGCCCGCGCCGAGCCTTGCCAAACCAGACCTAACCCAACCCAGCCATGGCAAGCCGTACCAAAGGTGCTTCGCACCGCAATGCCTCCTCTTCGAAGAGACATTACGCTGTTTTCAGCCCATGCCGCACCACGCCGCGCCGAATCCTGCCTAGCCCAGCCCGAACATGCCGCGTCGTGTGATGCTTTCGCACCGCAATGCCCTCTCATAGAAAGGGCATGACGCTACTCAGCGCAAAGCCTTTTTTGCCATCCCGTGCAGTGCGGAAAGCTTTGCCACCTGATCCAGGTTGTCACGGCGCTGGTCGTCGGTAAGCTCCGTGATCCGCAGGTGCCGAAGCTTCTGCCCGGCACCGCGAAACACCTTGCGAACTCCACGCCCCAACTCCTCCATGGCCACGCCCGTCTGCTCATGTGGCGGCACCCACCGGTAGCCCCGCCCGCGCACCGACTGTAGGCAGACCTGGTGATCGCGCAGAAGCTCAGCCTTGAACGCCTCGACGTTGGCCAGCCATTCGAACTGCCGGTCGCGGAACTGCTCGACCGTGAGCGACTTGGACTCAACCATGGACGGCATGCCGAATCGCGCTTCAAGCCAGTCGTGCCCAACAAGGTCGCCGTACTTGAACTCCTTGAGGAAGTCCTCGACCGCCTGCTTGTGTGACGGATACTTGGTCACCTCAGACATAGGCCACCTCGAACCGGCCGAAACGCGGGCGGTATTCGCAGACGCCGATCAGCTTGCCGGAGTCCTCGATGGCCTTCTTCACCTCCTGAAGGTCAAGAACATCGGTATTGATCGCCACCTCAAGCTGGCAGGCCCAATCGAGGAAGATCGGCCGGTACCGCATGATCTTGGCCTGGCCGACCTTCACGCCACGGCAGTCAACGAAACGCTGATCCTCCCAAAGCTCTTCCGGCGTGTCCGGACCGTTGAATTCCAGGCTGGATCTGTCGGTCATCACAAGCGCGCCGCGCTTCCAATGGGTTCCCAGCTTCTGCAGCTTGGCGCCAGCAAGGAAGGTGGCGTCAAAGTTGGCACCCGGAATGTGGATTCCTGCTCGCTCGTCGAAGTAAACGCCTGCAATGAACTCGGACTTGGCGATGGCGACATGATCATCATCGACTTTTTTGCGTTTGCTGGTGAGCTCGCGGTGAGCCTTGGTCGCCGGGTGCAGCGGGTTGGCCAGCTTGTCGCTGTGCATCATCAAGGGCGAGGTGCCCTTGATGCTGAGGGTCAGCAGTTCCATGCTCATTTACCGGCACTCCGGGTCATGTACTCGAACCGTCCGCGAAGGTTCACCACTGCTGCCATCAAGAACTCGAACATGTCCGGGGTCGAGACGGGAATATCGCCTGGAGACATGACCATCCCCTTGATCAGTTGGCGCGTAGAAAGCACACAGGCATCGTCAGCCACCTCTTCGACGACCTGATCACCCTTGCTATCGAACGAGACCAAGTAGCGCTTCTGTGGTCCGCCAACGAGCTGAATCTGATCACGCTTAGGTAGGAACTCTCCCTCGAAAACGTAGGCAGCCACGAAGTTGCAGGCGTTCGCCAACTCCTCAGCCGGGATAAGAGCGGTTCTCTGAACGTTGAAGCGAGTGCGAAGGCGACTCTTCATCGTGTGTTTGAAGCTTCGCCGAAGCGGGGCAGGCAGGGCAGCTGCCTTCTGGTCGATAACGCGATCCAGAACCACTTCACCGCTACTGCCGATTACGGAGCCAACCAAGTCACCTACAAGCACATCTGCCTTCAGGTTCAGCCTATTCGCCATTTCGTTGAAGGCGAAGATGTAGCCTTCCTTAATCGCGGCAGCCTTGGCGCCAGTGAAGCCCATTACCAAGAACATGAAGCCATCCTTGGACATTTCGAAGGCCTCGTAGGTGTTTCCGCGATGCTCAAATTGAACCGACGAAAAGTTGTCGGTTAAAAATTGATCAGAGCAATCCAGCGCTCTAACCTTGGCCAGCACATGGTTGTGCAGCTTTCCGAAAGCAGTGGCGACTTGGTGGGTAGTGGTGAATGCCTTACCGTCACGCGCCTCTACAAATTTGCGCATGTCAACTACTGTGGTAGTATTGCTCATGACGTTTTTCCTAGACCGATTGACGTTATCCGAGGCCTCAAGCGCTGCAACGCTTGGGGCTTTTTCATGCCCGCTGTTTTTGCTCACCCTGCGTCTCCTCTTCCATCATCTTCTTCAGGCGATAGATGACTTCGCCGTTGATGGTGCGCCCGTTCGAATCCGCTTTACCGAGCAGCCACTCGCGCATCGAAGGCGCCAGTCTTAGTACTGTCTGAACCTTTGCCTCACCCTTTTTCATCAACCTCTCCTACATGCGATGTGATCAGTTGTGATCATTTAATCGCTCTACAGATCACCTGTCAAGTGTGATCACTTACTTTCTTTTCTTGTCTGGTATAGTGATATGAAACCTTGTTAGTGGAAGGCTTAGAGCACGCAATGACCGACACCAGATCTTTCGCCGAGCGCCTACTGTGGGCGCGCTCCGAGGCCGGCCTCACGCAGAAAGACCTCGCTGAACAGAGCGGAATTAGCCAGCCTCAAATCGTCCGTTACGAGGCAGGCCGCTCCAAGCCACGACTAGGCGGAGCTCTCAAGCTGGCCCGCGTCTTGAAAATAGATGCCTACGACCTGATGCCGGAGCTCAAGAAGACCACGAAGGAGATCGAGATCCAGCTCAGCGCCGAGGAGGCCGAGCAGTTCGATGCGGAGGCAACGAAGCTTGGTATCTCCACCGAAGAGCTCATGCGCAAGCTGACGATCATCGGCCTTCGCATGAAACTGAAAGATCCCGAGACTCGACGCATGATGGAGGAGGAATTCCCGGGCATGCTCGATCGCTTCGACGCCCTGCCAGGACCAGATGAAGAAATAGACGACGAACTGGTCAAGTAACCCCAAGCCCGGCCAAGCGCCGGGCTTTTTGCTCGTCCCAGATACAGCAAAGCCCGCATCAGCGGGCTTTTGTTTGCTTTGGCTCTGAGTCTCTAGGCGTGGAAAAGGCAATACTGCCCATCGGCCTCAACAGACAAGATCTTCCCTTCGATGAGAGGCTTCTTTGCCTGCCAGCGCTGCAACGTTCTGCCAGCCAGGCTGGCGATGCCTTTTTCTTGCCGGTACTCCAGCATCAGCTCATTGCGAATGTGATCGTAATCCATGACTCGCTTGAGCAATTGATCGGCCATCCAGTTGAAGGCAGCAATGAACTTCTCCTTTATCTCCGCAGCCTTCGCGCCAGTGAATCCCATGACAAGGAACATCCAGCCGTCCTTGGTCATCTGGTAGGCCTTTTGAGCTCGGCCACGGCTGTCGATGTACTCAATCAAGCCAAAATTGGCTCGATTAAAACCTGCCGAGCAGGCCAGCGTCTCGATTGCCCTCAACACCTTCCCGTGGGCCTTGCCGAAGTACTTAGCCACTCGCAGCGATGTTGTCACTGGGCGACCTGCCTCTGCCAACACCATCTCCTCGAACTCAGCGTCGCACACATTCAATTCTTTCATTACGCACTCCTGACGCGCCATTTGATTGGAACCACGCCGGCAGGAGCGGAGGCGTGCCCGGCCCTTTCAGGTGTACAGGCCCTAGCCGGCGTGGGTATCCCGCGAGGGATTCGATTTGCCTTACGGCAGAAACAAAAAACCCCGGATCGCGGGCGCGTCCAGGGCTTGGGATTAGGTATAAAAAAACCCGGCAGCTTTGAGGCTCCGGGCGGCGCATTGCTTTTCGGTGGGCAAACAAAGCGCTCTATGCGCTTTGGTTGCTGCTATGTCCACCTAGCCGAAATCTACATCGAAAGTGCCAAGTCGCGCAACCCCTCGCTAAGAAAGCAAAAAGCCCAGCACGGGGCTGGGCTGGGCTGGGCTGGGCTGGGCTGGGCTGGGCTCTTGAATATTTAAACTCGTTTATCTTCGTCATCAGAAACGGACACTATGAAAGTATCATACCATTGCGTAGTTCTAAATATAGTGAACGTAGCAGCAAGCATCGAAAACACAGCATAAACGAACACTCCAAACCCCAAAAACCAAATAATTGGCCTAAGCACCACAACTATTTGATAATACCAAACCGGCAGTCCATCCACGTAAAAGAATGTTGACTTTGCAAGCAAGGCAGCAATCAGCGCCAGCACCTGAACCACCACAAAGTGAACAAAGGAGGCAATCAGTTGAAGGAAAGGCGAAGCCTCAACTTCATCGCCACCGGCAATTACA